CCCTCTACGAAAGCATTAGGGGCTGAAGGGTCAGCTACGATATCCGCAGCCGTCGCTAAAGTGAAATCTTTACCAACGTATGATACGTCTCCCTTACGATCTAAAGAACCCATACCTCTGGAACTAACACCAAGTGTAGCACCTTCATCGATTAGGGACTTAACGATCTTACCGTATGGAGTATCCATGATCTTAGCTTTACCAATAAAGTTGTCGCCATCTCTACGTAAAGACTTAATCATATGTGATACACGGTCAAGGTTAATCGTTGGGGAATCAGGATGACCTAACTCACCGAATGCACGACTCTTATTAACGTACTCGTCGTTATATCGTTTTACCTCGTTATCGAGTATCTCTACTGGATAAACGCGGCCGTTACGATTCTTTAAGTTCGATTGAAGGAATACACCTTCAATGAAGTATTCTTTTCCCTTACCTAGTTTTTCTTCAACTAAGTATTTTACCTGTTCGGTATGTTCTTTAATGAGTTTCATTTGTTATCCTTATCCTGTGTAATCTGGACTACCAGAGATGTCTAAAGCACCAACAGCGGTTTCATCATCGTAAGCACCATATTTTTCGTACTCAACTTTAGAATCCCAACCTAAAAGTTTACGTAATACTAAGTATCCAGTACTTGCTGAACCACTACATGTAACAACAATATTCTGTGTATTTTGAAGGTTATCACTGATTCCGTTTTGTGTCAAATCGATTACTGGTGCAGTTTCTGGTGCAGCAGCTAATATATTAATACCGTTTCTTGTAATAAGAACACCTGAAGTTAATAAACCAGAAGCAATCAATTTAACTATATTAACTGTTGGAGTATCGCTGTTTCTAGCTTGTTTAGCACTAGCTAACGTAGATATATCGATAGTTGCAGCAGTATCTGAAGAACTACCTTCATATTTAATAATAGTTTCGTAGTTTGTATTTCTAATTATAGTGGTTCTAACTGCAGCCATGCTTATTCTCCGATTTGTTTGAGAACACTGATAAAGTTATCTTTACTTTGTCTCATGTGCTCAATGATTTCTTGTTGATTACTAAATAAAGTTCTTAATCTTTCTTGTGTATCTTCATTAATAGCGATTATAGTGCCATCTTCAAGCTTATAATCGATCTTACCTTCAATGAGTTTATCTAACTTATTAAGGTTTCGTATATCCTGTACAGCAGGATCTACAGTAAATTGTTTAGAGGAAGCAAAATCTATATATGACTCTATTAAAGTATCTGTAATTTTTAAATCGTGATGTTCTTTAATAATGTTCGCTATCTTATTTTCTGATATGTCGTCGTATAGTTCTGTCTTAATTTGTTCTTCAATATTCTTAGTATAGTATTTTTGCTTTATGTATTGTCTTGCTTCCTCTAAATTCGCAAAAGAAGTCTTCTCTTTATCGATCAATACGTTACCTTTAACTGTTTGCTCGATAAGGTGTCCGTTACTAAATGCTTGATCTGCGATCTCAGCACCTGTAATATCAGACGATAACTTCTTACTAAACTGTTTAAAGTACATTACGCGTATCCACGATCCATCTTAACATAACCTGGTTTCGCAGAGTCTGTAGTAGCGCACTCTTTTTTAATCTTCTTCTCATCGGCGATGTTCATCTTTTGTCCTGAACTTGATGGTTCAGAAGGCAAACGAGCAGGACCTGCACCAGAAGGGTTGTATGGATCATTCTCCATACATGAGCACTTCTTAGCAGCTTCTATTAAGTCTGCATCTAGGCCTAAGTCTGTGACATTCATCTTGCTGAGAGGATTAAACATTATTCTGCTTGAGCCTCAACTGTTTCTTCTGAAGCAACTTCTTCTGTAGCTTCTACAGTTTCTTCAACTTGCTCTTCTGTAGCTTCTTCAACTTGTTCTACATGGAACATATTTTGAGCTACTGATACACGCATGTCTTCTAATTTAGATGATACACGTGTTGCCATCTCTGCATTGAATGCTGCATCAATAGTTGCTGCATCACCTTCAACGATAGCACTGATTAAATCTTTAACGCCTTGAGTCATTGTATTTCTCCCTTATTGTTGTCCGGTACCGGGTAATACTGGATTAGGACCTTGGGTCATATCTCCTTGTAAACCTGGTTGCTGAGGCATCATTGCTGCCATCTCCTCAGTCTCTTGCTTAACTTCTTTTTCAATCTCTTCAATCTCTTCGTCAGTTTGTTTAAGTACGAATCGTTTGATATAATTCATACTATAGTATGTACCAACATATGGTTGGATCCTATTTAAAGTATCTAACCTTTGATTTAAGATCTCAGCTTCTTTCAACTCTGCAAAGTGGTTATCTTCTTGGAAGTCAAATCGCACATCTTGCGATATTAAATCCCACTCATCAGGTCTAATGATGTTCTTAGCAATTAACTGGACTCTTAGAGCCTCAGAGAATAACACTGAGAACTTACGTCTAAGCCTCTCGATGAACTTATTAAACTTAACTTCATCTCGAGTAATCTCGTTACTTCTACCTAAACTAAATCCTTGATCTGGTCTCATACGAGATACAGGAACGTTTAAGCATTGGTATAACTTGTTTTGGAAATATTGTATGTCTTCGATTTGGCCGAGGTTTTGACCGCCAGAAAGGGTAGTGATTTCAGTACCTTTTCCACCTTCTCTTCGAGGCATCCAAAAGTCTTCCATCATAGAGAGGTGTTTACGGTCGTCTCGTACTTCGCCAGTTGCGGCATCGTAGACAACTTTATTTCTATACTTATTCATGATATCATTAACGTATTGCTCAGCTTTAAGCTTAGGCAAGTTACCTACGTCAATGTAAAATATTCTTCTCTCAGGTGCTCGCGATACACGGTAAATTACCAATGAATCTTCGATCATCTTCAATTGGTTTACTGGTTTAATTGCTTTATGTAGATGACCTAACATAGTGTTAGAGTTAGCATCTACTAAACCAGAAGGACAATAGATTACCGAATCAATCGATAACTTAACGCCTTGACTTGTATTCTCATTGATACCTTTATCGTTGTAGATATAGAATTCTTCTACACTCTTAACGACGTCGATACCTTTATCGTTCTTACCTTTTTTAATGTTCTTGATCCTACGAATCTTACGTGGATCAACGAAACGTAATTCTTGGATACCCTTAGAGATATCTGTCTCATCTAATAAGATGTGATAGTATAGTCTACCATCAACATACCATGACCTAAATATGTCATGACCTTTGAAGTTAAACTTATAGAGCTTGAGGATATTATCAAACTCTTCAGCCATTAACTTCTTAATAGATGTAGAAACTTTAACATCGTCTAATACTATCTCAACTGGACTCTCATCAGAGTTAGCTACGATAGCTTCGTTTACGATGTCTTCTACTGCATTATCGCAATCACCATATTGTGATACTTCACGATAACGTCTAATTAAATCGTTCTCGTTCTTAATAACACCTTCAAGGTCCACAGTCATGCCGTAGTAGGCAGCTGCAGCTCCTAAGGTAGATATAAGCGTCGAGCCATCATCGACTGATGGGGCAACAATGTCGCCCCCAGTCTTTTTAAGTTCCTTCTTCTTTATCTCAAATCCAAAGATTTCCATTATAAACCCCTAATTATATAGTTCCAATTAAACTGGAAGTGGGAAAGTACCAACTGGTGTATTAACTGCAACGCTAACACCGAAGTTAGAACCTTGTGTACTTGTATCTGAAGTCCAGTAATTGTAAGTAAACTCTACATCAAAAATTTCCATTTGGTTAACAGCATCGTAATCAACCGCGATTGGGCCGATTAATGTTGGATACGCATCATGGAATTTATAGCTCTTAACGATAGCACCGTTACGATCTAATTGGTGAACTCTTAAGTCCACTTGATAGTCTCGTGGGTTTGTACGACCGTTAGTTTGACTATGATTTTGTACGCCGTCTGACCATTTTTCCATAGCATTTCTGATACTGAATGTTGTATCATTGTAGATAGCTACTGTCCATGGAGCGAATACACGTTCACCTGCAAAGTTAACTGCACGACCTCTGTATTGGATTGGCATATTCTCAACTGTAGAAGCTGGTAATTGAGCAGCTTTACATAAGAATTGAGATTGCAAACCAACAGCAGGACCACCTGTTACATATGCAGGAAATGTTAATTCAACACTAAACTGATTAGGACGGGCTCCGCCACCAATCAGTTGTGCTTTAAAATCGCTAATGTTTGCCATATTTTATGTCCTTTTCTTTATCTTTATTATTTATATGTTAAGCACCGATTTCTTCGAACTTAACTGAACTTCTTGCTGCAATGAAGTTAAGAGTAATAAAGTTGATTGAACGGTTAGGTTTAACGTAAATATCGGCAACGAATTCATTACGGTCAATGATCTCACCTGTATTGTTTGTGTCATCACAAACTACACGGAAATCAGTAACACCGCGACGACCTTGAACATCTCTTAAGAATGGCTCAACGAGGTTCTTAAATTGTGCTCTTGTGAAGCTGTCATTGAATTCAAATAATTGATACTTAGCAGCCGTAGCAATTGCTTTTTCAAGTACGATGAATAAACGACGTACGTTGATACGATCAAATGCACTTGGTTTAGCTTGAAGCGTCTTATCACCGAAGAGAACTGTACCTTGACCTGGGAAGTTAACAACAGGGTTAACGCCAGCTTTGTAAAGGTTATCACGTTCTGTCTTACCTGGATTAACAGCAAGCTTAACAACGTTCTTAACTTGACCACGATTTAAACCACCTGGTGACCACCATGGATCATTAGTGTAGTCTGTACGTGCACATAAGCCAGCGATGTCACCATTTAATGGAACATATCTGTATTTGTCGTTATATCTGTCGTATTGATACTTGAAGCCAGAATCTAACACAGCGTATGATGTGCTAGGTAATGCATTACGGTATGTTACGATAGCGTCAGTTGCATCTGAACCAGAACCGATGATGATATCACCAGATGAATTATCTTGAGGAGATACAAACACTACGCAGTCTTTACGGATTTCAGCAACGTTATTGATAACGTATGTAGCGACTGTTGATGAAGCTTTACCTAAAGCAATCAATGAAACATCATAGAGTTCATCGTTTGCAAATACTGCAAAGCCATTCATTAACTCGCCGTCTGTTGCTGTAAGGTCATCTACACCACCATCTAAAGTCTTAGTAACAACAGCTGAGAGGTCTTTAAAACCTACACCTGCGGCTGCAGTTCCCCAAGCCACACCTGAAGTACCTGAACCACCAACTGAAGTAGCTACTGATGTTGTATGATCCATCCACCAGATATACTTAGATTGTGAATTAACTACATCTTTATAATAGTTATTTGTACCGTCTGACTTCTTAGCGTCAGATGCTTTAGATACAAATGCATATTTTTCTAATACTGTACCAGCTGTGCCAGACCATATACCATCAGCGTCTACTACAACGATATGTAACTCGTCGTTTTCGCCGCCTACTGAATCTGCATATGGTGAAGTACTAGGAGCTGAGTCGAATTGTGTTTCATAGTCCCAACCAGTATATGTCTCTGCGTCAGCCATTGAAATTTTAATTGAGTTACCTAATGCGCCTGGATACTTAGCAGCCCATTCACCAACAACACCTTCACCAGCATCATAGGAAGCTGTGTAAGAATCAAAGTTATTGATCTTAACGCCAGAGATAGTGATAGTTGAAGTAGCTGTAGCATCTGTACCAGATGAACCAGCGATAGTTACTGAAGGAGCAGATGTATAACCTGTACCTGGTTCGTCGATAACGATAGAACCAATAGCGTCACCATCTAATACTGCATGTGCTGTTGCTTGGATACCGCCAGCAACGTTAGGAGCACCTAATGTAACTGAAGGAGCTGATGTATATGAGTCACCAGCCTCTGTAATTGTGAAACCTGTAACTGTACCAGTCTTTGTAACAACTGCGTTTCTTGCACCAGATGTGTCAACGCGAACTGTTAATAAGTTATTTGTATATGCTAGGAAGTTAGCTGCTGTAAAGAATGATTGTGCTGTAGCATCGCTTGGCTTACCAAAACGTTGTACTAATACATTTTCTGATGAAATTGTAACAGGATCTAAAACTGGACCCCATGCAAACACACCTGCAAAAGCACCAGCTGATGTTGATACCGCTGGAACGATCGCAGAAAAGTCTTTCTCGACTACCGCAACTCCTGGAGATAATTGAAACGCCATTTGTTGATTCTCCTTAAATTATGATTTTTATGATATATGCTAGAGTCACCTCTATACATATATTTATAACTACTAAAAATTCAATAGGACCTGTTCGTCCTTCCCACCACGTCCATCATCCATGAATCCAAATGGGGTGAGCTCATCCTCTATTTGTTTAATACGATTCTCATACATTACTTGCCTAATGTTTACGTTGTTTAGGTCTTTAAAGTATGGGTTTGTTGTCAACCATCCAAATAATACTAATGTCATAACCAAATCATCATGATAGCCTTCATCTGCCTCGTATGAGCCTTTGTTGTTCTCGATGAAGGTTGATATCTCTTGTATAGTATCAATGTCCTGAACTAAGAGTCTATTCTCTTCGACCAAGGCCTTGAAGTTCATACAACCGATTCGTTTTACTTTCTTATCAGTATTGACTCCTAGTTGTGCTTTACCACCACCAAAGCCTCCTGATACTACTTGTCCGTCCGTGTTTCTATTAACGAATAGCAAGTTCTCATACTCCATCTCAGAGTATAGGATAGATGCTACTTGTTCAGAAGAGTTAACTTCTAGTAATACGTATGCCTGATTATATTCTGTTGCTACTTTATATATCACTGATGGGAAAAGCATAGGACTAATGTTGTTATCTCTATACTTTGCCACTTGCTTATATGGGGCTTCTGTAATGTCTACAACTGAGAACGTTGAATAATCTCCGCCTACACCCTTAGCTGTATCTGCCACTAACACATAACTATGATCTTTAATAGGTTTGTCATATACATCAAGACCATCCTTACTATATATGATACGTCCTGCAGACATCCTCCCGATCACATCTGAACGCACCAGAGTGAGTGCAGAACCTAAGAAGGTACATAATACTTCTTGGTTATATTTTAGTTCACCAAGCTGTCTCTTTTGTTCTTCTGCCCATTTTTCATCTCTGCCTGGGATTTTCCAGTATGGGATAAACAATGGTACAAAGTCATTACGTTTATTCTCAGCATCGTTCCAAAACTTCCAGAAGTGGTTATAACCTAATGGAGTAGAACTCAATAAGATCTTTGTCGTTTCACCCGCAGATATCGTAGGATAGACTGAGGTGAAGAAGTCTTCTGCTACATTATTAGGTATGATCGCAGCTTCGTCGACGTACAGCATGTTGACAGATTTACCGCGGATACCAGAAGCGCTTGTAGCTGCTGTGAACACCTTTGAATTGTTCTCAAGTTCTATATCTCCCTTATTCCATGTAGTTACACCTTGTTGTAACCATATGGGTAAATTCTCATACATCAACTGATACCTGTATAAGACCTCACGGGCGGCGGTGGCTTTGTTTGCCAAGATCGCGACTTGTTTCGATTCCTGAAATAGGGTATACCATAAAATATACGCTGCACTAGTTGTCGTCTTACCTTGTTGACGACCTTCCATAAGGATAACTTTTCTATTCTCATGTATTACCTTCACCTTTTCCTTTTGGCACTCATACAACTTAAAGTCTACTAAGCCATGATCTAGAGATATGATCTTACAATAGTTTTCAATAAAATAAATTGGGTCCTGAGCACACTTCATGTACTCTTTAACTTGTTCTTCCGTAAACGGGATGTTTACACCAGCAGCTTTTAACTGTTGGTTCGCATTATATACTTTAGACATTTAGAATTGGGCTTCCCAGTTCTCCGTAACTGTACCATCAACCGATGGAGCTGTCGCTGTATATTTTCTACCTGGTACAGACATGTTAGCTGTAGTGGTAAGGATGACTCCATTAGCAGTTACTGGACCATAGATGTTTGTCTTAACTGTAAATGATAGTGTATGACTTACGAATCGTCTCTCTTGGAAAGATCCATCATAGTTATCTTCTGCGGTGATACTATTTAATATCACAGGCACGTCTTGTACTATCTCCATATCAGGTAATGCATTAACAGATAATGTATATTCTGGATTAAATATTGGTAATATCTGTTCGATGATCTGTGTAGCGTCTTCTTGCGTCTTAGTCAATGCATATAGGTTGATATCAATATTATATGGAGCTGGTGAGAATACAGACTTTGCAGTAGGATTCTCTGAATTAGTAGCATCTTTACATACGATCTTATTCATCTTATTAGTTTTACGAGATGCATCATAGTGATAACCTGTAATCTCAAATGAGAGTCTTGGTAAAGATGTGTATGTATGGTTATTAAGATTAGGATCAGAGTCGATACGAACTAACCACTTCTCTTTAGGTGCATAGGCAAGAGGCACTTGTATAGTTTGAGCTATATTGCCTTCGTTATCTTGTCTTGCGATCTTGATGTCAGAGAATAAACGACCAAAAGCAACGATCGTCTTTCTTATGGCACCATGATAATAGGTTTGTCCGTTTAACATTTTATCTCTTAATCAAAATTATTATGTGGAAGATTCCAATGACCATCAATAAACACTAGAGTTAGGGTGACAGAACCAGTACTAGTTCCTCGAAATGGTTGCCATCCTGTAGCATTTTCTTGTTGTGTAATTATACCATTTCCATTAGTATAGCGAATGTGGTCAAATGATATACATGTATCTTCACTAGATGTTTCTCCTCCACCAGCTGCTACAATATACATGATTTGACCTTCAACTCCATCAGCTAAATGATAGTGATTATTAACTCCATTAACAGGAGTAATCTTAT